CTGCCATGATTGGCGGCTTGGGCGCAGCCGGCCGGGTTGCGGGGACTTGAGCATTCATGCCGCGATCTCGCTGTTCGGGGTGTTGTCGTTTGCTTCAGCGGCGATGACCTCGAGCCGCTGGTCGATCTGCTTCGCCGCCCAAGGCGGTAGAGTTAGATATTCGGCGTCCTGGCGATCACCGCCCGGGCCGGGCCAGACGCCCGTTTCCACGCACTGCGCGAACTGGTCGATGGCGCGGCGCAGCTGCATCCGGCCGCGTTCCAGATCGGCGCCGGTCAGGACCGTGACGCGGACGCAGTGGGGAGGGGCTTTCTCCACCCAGACGAGGGCGAACTCTTCCATCGGGCGGCCGAGGACGGCTTCGGAGGCCATGCCGACCAGGGCGGCCTGCATGTGGTAGCCGAACCCGGCGAGCGATCGCTCCAGGTCGTCGTCGGCCACGCTGGCGGTCGTCTTCAGGTCAGCGAACAGACCCGAGGCATTCGGCACGACGTCGGGGCGGCTCTTCAGCCACACGCCGGTTTGGGCGTCTTTCCAGAGCAGGGAGCGCTCGACGAAGCCGTCCAGAATGCCCTGCTCGACCAGAGGGTGACGGGCGAGAGCTTCGGCCATGCCAGTGACGGCGGCCAGGTCGGCATCCGTGATCACCGTCTTGCCCGCGGCGATCATGTCGTCGCGCCACTGCTTCGCGTCTTTGGTCCGCCAGTCCGACCATTGCTCAGGCCGGGTGACGAACTCGTCGGCCAGGCCTTCGGAGCCTTCCAGCAGCAGCTTGTGCGCCAGACGGCCGAGAGCGAAGGCCGGGCGATCTGGCTGTGGCGCCCGCTTCGGGTTCAGCGGACTGTCGACGTAGTAGTGTGCCGGGCTCTGGGCCCAGATTGTGCGGAGACCGGACGAACTGATCGACGGGCCGACAGTCGGCTGGCCGTGGTAGATCTCGATGGGCAGCGAGTAGACGCCCGGCTCGCTGATCTTGCCCGACAGGGGCATGGGCAAGGGATTGTGCAGGGTCACAGCAACCACCAGAGAGAGCCGAGGACGACAGCGCCCGCGACGAGTTGAAGGGAGGCCCGGATCAGGTTCACGGGCAGGCGGCGCGGCTCGAAGGGCACCGTGCGCGGATCGCCGGGGCGGACCTGGGCGGCGAGTTCGCGATAGCGCTCGCGCACGGCCTCCCAAGGGTGCGAGGGGATGATGCGGTAGTCGGCCATCGTCATGCCGCCCTCGCCATGCTTGTCGGGGGCAGGGGATCGTTTTCAGCTTCCCGCGCGTCCCGGATCGCCCAGGCCAGCGCATTGACGACCGGGATCAGGAGGCCCGGGTCTTCGGCTGCAGCCAGTTCACCGGCCAGGCGCAGCATTTCCTGCGTGGCCTGATCGACCGTCATCCGGCGGCGGGTGCGGCGGTCCAGAATCTTCGGGCCCTCGACCTTGAAGAGGGGCAGTTTCGAGGGCGGGACCAGGGCGAGGTTCACATTCCCGGCCTTGGCGATCCCGGCGACGACGCCGGGCATGATTTCGGAGACGTGTTGCATCACGCGGCCTCTCCAATCTCGGCGTTGTCATTCGCGGTTTGGGCGCGAGCGGCACAGCGGCGGTATCGAGCCGCGCTCTCGCGGTTCTCGGCGGCCTGGAAGTCGCGGCCTTGCTCTTCGTACTCGGCGGCCCAGCGCTCCAGCGCATCGGCCATGGCGAGCATTTTCACCGGGTCCGTCTCGAAGACTTCATCGGCGGACACCAAAATGGCGCGCAGTTCGGCCTGACGGGCGGCGGTGCCGACCTCGTTCTGGCCGCTGAGCCATTGCAGCTGACGGCGGGCTTCGTCGGGGGTGATCGTGGCCATTTACGCAGCCCACCGTGCTTGGGCGGCCTGGGCCTTCAGAGCGCCGCGGACGGCCTCGCAGTCCACTGGCGGCTCGTAACCCATGGCGTCGCGCCACAGCGCTTCCTTGCCCGACCAGTTCGCGAAGATCGAACCGGTGGACATGCCAGCGGCAGCGGCGATGTCGCGAATGGTGACGGGTTCATAGCTACCCGCCGGGGCCCAGAGAACGCGGGCGGTGTGCAGAAGCTTCTGCCGCGTCGCCGCCTTGGCGAGCTGGCGCTTGTTCAGCTTGGGGGCGTCGTCGTTGGCGGCCAGGTCAGGCGCTTGGACGCGGTCGTTCGTGGATTGGATGGACATGAGGTCTCTCCGGTTGATGGAGAGAGCCTACGGTCGGATGTTTCCGACTGTCAACATAAAAGTCGGATAAATCCCACTAAAGCCCGATTGGGCCGGTGTGTCTGAAAGCTTACAGATCGCGATGTTACGCTAGACAGACAATCCGGCAATGGTATCAGGGATTTATCAAAGCGGCGTTCGTCGAGCGTCACTGCATTTTTGAGGTCGTCATGAACCAAGACATCGGAACGCAGGCTGTCCCCGCCTATTCTCAGTTTGCTGCTGCATTGGCAGGGAAGACCTTTCACCCGAATTACGTGTACGGAATCGGCGCATCGAGCGTGAACACCAGTGGCGTCAATGATGACGTTTACTATTCGGGCCAAGTCAACGGTTTCACAACCAAGGAAGAAGGGGGCACCTTCACGATCATCAATGCCGAGAAGGGTGTTGTCTCGCTCGGTGGCGTGACCTATCAGATAATGGGAGCCGGACAGGACGGCCAAAGTCTGGTGTTGGGTATTACAAAGACCGAGGACTTCTTCGGTACTCTCGTCACGACCACGTCTCCGGCCTTGCTGATCGCCAACACAGGCACTCCGCCAACTGGCGCGATCAACTTCAACACCAATTTCGCCTACACGCCCCCTACGCCCGTCTGCTTTGTCGCCGGCACACGTATAAGAACGCCGACCGGAGACGTCCCGATCGAACAGCTTGTTGTCGGCCAGGTGGTTTCGACCTCGAACGGAACCTCGAAGGTGATTTGGGTGGGGTCGATGCGCCTCAAGTGCCAAGGGACGCCGTGGGAAAGCGACATTGCGCCTGTGAGGATTGCGGCGGGAGCGCTTGGTCCGAACTCACCCGAGCGCGATTTGCTGGTCTCGCCGGGCCATGGCATCGGGTTCCAGCTTCTGGGCGATGTGGTTGTGCCGGCGGGCGTTCTGATGAACGGCATGACGATCACGACCGAGACGCCCGAGTGGGTAGAATACTGGCACGCCGAGGTGGAGGAGCATTCACTCCTGATTGCGGAGGGCGTCCTTGCGGAAAGCTATCTTGATGTCGGCAACCGACGTCGCTTCGAGATCGCCAGCTTCGATCAGGCTGAGGCCGCCGTCAGTCTTGAGAACGGCGAAGGAGCATTCCCGCGCCTGACATCGGGCGCGCTGGTAGAGGCCGTGATTGAGCGCCTGCATTGGCGCGCCGAGGCCCTGGGCTGGGTTAAACAAGACGTCACCGCGTCTCCCTTCCTTATGGTCGATGGCGAGCGCGTCGAGGGCACCGAGCGAGCCGACGCAATCCGGTTTGCGATCAAATCAACCTCCAAGAAAGTTGCCCTTTGCAGCGAGACCTTCATCCCAGCGTTGCTGGATCCGAAAAACGGAGACCGGCGTGAGCTTGGCGTTAAGCTGGCGGCCGTCGAAGTCACCGACGGATTCGAAACGCGAGTGATTTCAGCTGCAGATCCCGACCTGGTAGACGGGTTCCATGACGTCGAGCATGAGCCCACGGCTGCGCGTTGGACGGATGGTGTCGGCTTCCTGCCTGCGAGCGCGTGGGCGGGAATGGAAGGCGATATTTTCGTCACGATCAGGCTCGTGGATCGTGTTCGACAAACGGTTCGCCGAGATTTCCAAGAGATCAACTTGCAGGCCGCCTGAAGAGCGAGCAGCAGAACGGCGGCTCCATAAGGGGCCGCCGTTTTCATTGGGGGAAGTGCGAATGAAGATCGCCACGATGACAGTGGGGGCGCTTCTGTTGCTGGCGCCCGTCGCCGCCTCTGCTCATCCCGGCGGCCTGAACGCCGAAGGCTGCCACAACGACCGGAAGAACGGCGGCTACCACTGCCACCGGGGAAGCAGCAGCGGATCGCCACGATCCGCTCCGCCCAGCCAAGCGCGTGGCCTTGTTGGTTCCGGCTCGAGCTCGGGCGGCGCATTCAGGAACTGTGCAGAGGCGAGGGCGGCCGGTAAGGCGCCCGTGCGCCGTGGACAGCCAGGCTATGGGCAGCACCTGGACCGCGACGGCGACGGGGTAGGCTGCGAGCGGGGCTGACAAGGCTGAGCGCCGTGCATAGCCTGACGCCATGGACGAAGATGACATTGACCCCTCGGACGACCCGATCTATCGGGCTGGCGTCCTCATGGGCAGGAACCAAGCCCTGACCGATGTCATGGAGCGTCTGTTCTCGCCGGACGCCGTGTCGGCTGAGAAGACAGTGCGCGCTCTTCACTCATGGGTCCAGCAAACCATGGACGAGGTGAGGGTCGAGATGCAGCTCGTGTTCGCGGATTTCGAGGCCGACGACGATGAGGAAGGCGAGGGGGACTAGAGCTTAGCGCGCGCCTTCTCCAAGCGAGCCCGCAGCTTTTCCCGCTGAGCCTCGTAGGCCGCCAGTTCCTCGTCCCGACGCGCTCTCAGGGCTTGCAGCTCGTCATCCAGCCGACGCGCGGCCTCATCGTGCGTCGTGTCCAAGTCGTCCAAGGCGCGCTGGGCCTCCTCCACCCGCCTCCGATCGGCGGCGCTGGGCTGTCTGACCGTGCTCGTCCCCGCGTTCTTGAAACCGGCCGGTGGCAGCTGCAAGTCCAGCTTGCGCTCAATCACCGTACCGGGCGAAGCCTTGGCGGCGTCAGCGTCGGTGCTCTCGTCGACTTCCTTGGCCAGGCCGGTGGCGAAGAGATCCTGACCGCTGCCCCAAGCGGCTAACGCCTTCGGTCGCGAGCTGGCCGCCACGGTGAAGGTGCGGAAGCCGTCCGACCATTCGAACAGCTTGAGCCGCGGAGCCATCAGGTCGGATCGGCAAGCGGCGGCTTGCGTAGTTCGCGTGCTCCTTCTGGCTCGGCGACGCCCGGTGGCGAAGGCTCTGTACCGGCGGCGTCCTCGATCTTCTTCATCTGTGTGGCGTCATCATCCAGCGCCGGCGGGGTAGGGGGCGGGTCTGAAGGCTTAGGCTTGGCCGGCCGGGCGGAGATGTTCTCCTGACCTACGCCTCGAAGCAGCTCCGCTGGATCGCCCTTCGACGCCGTGTCGGCTTGAAAGGGTGTCGGCTTCCCGTCCTCATCGGTGAGGTACGCCGGATCTCGTGGTGTATCGGCCATTGCTCTCTCTCCTCTCGCTGAGGAGAGAAGGCCGCTGGCGATGGGGTGTTCCCGCCTAACAAAAACCCCGCCTGGTGGGGCGGGTGACACGGTGCATTGTTGAGCGTGGCAGGATCGCCCAGCCTGTTGTCCCGTAACGGACACGAACAGATGATTACCCTATCATACCGAGCCGAAGCCCTTGAGCGCATTTACCAAGGGTTGATCGACCTGCATCCTTTCGAGCGCGCAATGGTCGCTCACGCTCTAAATAATTCCCCAGCCATGCTTCCGCTTGACGGAGATGTTGGGCGCGAAGCTGATCAACTCCGCCGGGACCTACTGCGCGGGTGTGACGATGCTACAGTTTAACTGACGCGATATCTATTGGGTCGATCGCCAATTTTGCTCACAGCGCGGGATTGCACACCCACCGATTCGTCAGAAAAGCTTTCGTCAAGTGCTTTACCTGCGATTAGGGATATGCACCTCTTCATGTAGCTGGCGACCGTGCGCTAGACACTAGATGTCGTGTCTTGCATCGTCGCTCTGCTCCCAACGAAAAAGCCGCCGGGATCCTACTCCCGACGGCCTTTGCTTCGATGGGTTTCCAAGGGTTGGCGAGGCCCGTCTCAGCGCTAACGCCGTGAATTCTTTCACGGGCTGAGGGCCTCGTCAATCCGTCACTTTGAAGTCCGGATGCCGGGCAGAAAGGGTGGGTTGCCTTGAGCGCCACCGAAAACAACCAGCCGAGGCTCGACCTCATTCCTCACGACTATCGTGGCGAGATCATTGGACAGCGCGCGACTGACGGCTACATCAACGCCACAGCTATGTGCAAAGCGGCTGGGCGTGAATTCAAGCACTATCGTGAGAACCGCTCGACCAAGGAATTCCTAGAGGAACTCTCTACCGAGGTCGGAATTCCGACCTCGGAACTTGTGCAGTCGATTTCCGGCGGCATTCCCTCGTTGCAAGGCACCTGGGTTCACCCACAGGTCTCGATTCACCTCGCTCAGTGGGCGTCGCCGCGATTTGCGGTAATGGTGTCCCAGTGGGTTCTTGAGTGGATGTCTGGAGCTGGCCAGGCCGATAGGGCGTGGCGGGTGTTCACGGATCGCCTAGACCTCGTTAGCGATCAAGTCCCCGCTGGTTTCTTTTGCATCTTCCGAGAGACAGCGGACGTCTATGCATCCCTAATTCGGGCGGGCATCAATCCGGGCTTGCGGATCCTGTTGGACATCAGCGTGGGGCAGCACTGGTCGAAGTACTGGGTCAATCAACAGTACGAAACGCGGTTCGGCGTCCGGGCGAGGTACAATCACTACTTCCCACCGTACTGGGCTCAGTCTCTGTCCAATCCGCAGACACCGTACTGCTATCCTGAAGACGCGCTGGGCGCTTTCAAGCGCTGGCTCCGCGACGTCTACATACCACTGAAGATGCCGCTGTACCTGAAGGACCAGGCCCGCAAAGGTAAGATCAGCCAAGTCGAAGCGACTAGCGCCATTGCCGCGCTCGAACGTCGAGAGCGTGACCGCGCGTTGCCATCGGCCGCTTAACCTCTAGGGGAGGCTTCGGCCTCCCCGCCCTTGCGAGGTGCCAAAGTATCTTTGGACACCGCGAGGATTTGGCACTGGGCTATCTGGTCGGACTTCACCAGCGGCCCCAAAACGCCGACAGCGAATGAAGCGCTACCAAGAGCGGTGAGAACAAACGCCATCGACAGCCCTGCGATAGCCTGGCGCGCGAAGGGAGCCTGCATGCGGCCCATGTTTTCTCCGTGCATCTCAACGGTTCTGCGAAGAGGAGCGTCTTCAGCTACCTCCACCCCATCCCGTTCAAGCGCATCGATATAAGTCTCTGCAATCCAGACTCCCTGGACCTCATCGAGTATTTTTCCCAGTTTGAAGTTGGTCCAAAGACCGGCGATGTAGCCAACCGCCATGCCTGCAACGGTCAGTAGCAGTCCAACTGCAAAAGCTAGAGCGACAGGCCTGAGGAACGATGCGCATGCCGAGCCATCAAGGATGTGCTTCACCGTTATGGCCAAGGCAGCCGCATTGCCGAGAACCAGCCAGCCGGACAGCGTGTTGCCCTGCCGAGCCAAGCGATCGGCTATTGCATCCTGCTGCAACCGGCCGTGATCGAGCAGGTCTTTCAATCTGTAAGGCATCCCCTCCCCCGAGGTTATCCGTCAGTTCGCTGTCAGCAGCAGGTGGCGCGTGTTAGCCCGCCTTAACTAGGCAGTCCTTGCGCGCTGTGGCCGGGTAGGCCGCACAATCCCAGGCCACTCGTTTAAAACCCGTCTCGCGGTTGACCGCGTAGGCAAAGAGCTGGGCCTGGATCTGCTGCTCGGTAAAAGGCAGAGCGGTCGGCTCCGTGCCCTGCTTCCAAAAACCGACCATGCAGCTGTCGAGGTCTAGGCACTTCAGGCCGGCGAGGTCTTCGAACGTCGCTGGATCGGCATTATGCTGGACCGCTACGACATAGAAGCCGGGGCCAACCTCATGCATTGCTTGCGTCAGTGCCGGGGCCATTGGCTCTGGACGAAGGATCGCATTAGCGGCGACGGCGCCGCCGATGACGACGGCGGCTACAATAGCAGCGAAAACGAGCCTTCTCACGACCGTACTCAGGAGGCGGCGGGTGCCGGCGCGCCCAGCAGGCGACGCTTCTGCGTCTCGTACTCGTCGTTTGAAATGGCACCGCTGTCTCGTAGAGCGGCATACTTGGCCAGCTCGTCAGCCGGATCGGTGCGAGGCGCAGCACCCGCATTCAGGCGCTGCATGAGCTTGTTGTTATGGTCCGCAACCATGCCGCCGAGCGTGAACACGTCGATCAGCAGCCAAATGCCGAGCGGGATCAGGAAAATGAGGCCAAGACCCGCGGCCCAGATCGTAAGCCAACCCAGGATCGACAGGATCAATTGAGCCACCGCCGAACCGGTGCGCCCCATGTAGAAGCGATGACCGCCGATGCCGCCCGTGAAAAACCAGAGCAGGTAGGCAACGCCGGCCGATTTCTTGTTCGCTTCGAAGCTCATGATCGCCTGGGTGTCGGCGCTCAAAGAGTTGGTCGTCATGGTTTCAGCCCCCAAATGATGACGCGGTTCTTTCAGGCAGGGACTGAGGTGTCAATCGGTGCCCCGCTGCCGGTCAGGCCCGCCGCGTGATCCAGCGTATCCGCCCCACGATCCGCACCTGCTCCTCCGGCACCTGATACTCACCGTGCAGCGGGTTGTCCGACTTGATCCTGACCTGACGAGGCTCGCTACCTGGGATGCGCTCGACCCGCTTACAGACGAGGGCGTCGCCGTCCCAAACGGCGAAGATGCCGGGCAGGCCGATCCGCGAGTCGTTCATGTCGATCAGCACGAAGTCCCCACTCGAAAGCGTTGGCTCCATGCTGTCGCCGATCACCTCTTGAACGGTGGCGTTGCCTGGCGACATGCCGAGCTGGTCCACGACTAGGAAGCGAGGATAGGGCCACTCGCGCTTGGTGGTCTCTGCTCCGACATAGAAGCCATCACCAGCTGAAAGGCGCACATCGTATTCTGGAAGCATCACGACGTTAGATAAGTCGGCGTGTGCGTCAGTTTCGGGCGGAAGGTCGGCTTCCGGCGTTTCGTTGAACCTTCCCGTCAGTACCTCATGGGGCGTTGCATTCAGCCCTTTTGCGAGCTTCGCGAGATTGTCGCCGCGGACGCTTTTCTTCTTTTCATTCAGGATATCGTTGACGAAGTTCCTCTCGAGATCGCCGTCACGGGCGGCTTCGAAGGGGTTCTTGCCGATCTGCTGAAGACGTCTTGAGACGATAGTTTTTAGCGAAGCCATGTCGGATTTGTCCGATGGCGGCGCGGGAAACTCCAGACGGATGTTTCCGATTGACGAAGTAGGAAACATCCGACTATCGTTTGGCGCATGGAAAGCACCCTGCGTCGTCATCTCGAAACCTGCGCTGCCGCGTTCGCAGCAGCCACGAACCGGGAGGGCTCGACAGTAGCCCGGTTGGCGACGGGCGACTGGCGGTTCTTCGATCGTCTGAACGAAGGCGCGTCTTTCACCGCGCGGAAGTACGACGCGATCATGGCTTGGTTCTCTGCGCATTGGCCTGCAGATGCCGCATGGCCCACCGAAGTGCCGCGACCTTTCGTTTCGGCCAACGACGACGCCCCCGCCGTCGAGGCGGCGTGACATGCTGTCATCGGCCGCTCTCCAGTTTCGACGCCAGGAAGCCCTGATCAACGCTGGGACGGTCTACGGTCTGATCATCGGCGCCAACGAACTGGCCGTCCAAGGTCGCGAGGCGGATGCGCTGAAGGCGTTGGCGACGATCACGGGCGCGCTGCCGTTCGAGATCGAGGCGATCCGCGAGGTCCTCTCGGCCGAGCGTGAGGCCGCAAAGGCTCGTGACCTGACGCAGCGGACGCTCGCTCCCTTCTTCGGTCGCGTACCCGCTGAAAAGCCGAATGCCGCGAACGACGAAACCCAACCGCCTTCTCCCGAACAGCCAACCCCGACCGTCGCCTGAGCGCGGCAGCGGATCACCCAAAATCGAGCCCGGAACAAATGGGATACAGGACCTACAAGCCAGCCATCAGCCATCGCGAACATGCGCGCCTGGCTGAGTTGCTGATCGACGCCAACGGCGGGCCAGTGGAAGCCTCACGCGCCTGCCGTGTCAGCTCCGGCGTGCTGTCGACCTACCAGAACCCGAACCGGCCCGAATGCATGATGCCGGCCGACGTCATCGCCGATCTGGAGAAGGCGTGCGGGGAGGGGATCTACAGCGTCGCCCTCGCCGAGTTGCAGAAGCCCCAGCCCATTACCGGCTGCTTGAAGGAACTCGCCTTCGACCTCGCCCAGGAGAGCATGGACGTCGTCGCCGTCGTCCGCGAGGCGCTGGCGGACGGGCGCCTGTCCAACAATGACCTCGACGCCATCGCTGCCGCTGAGCGCGATGCTGAGCAAGCCCTAGAGCGGGTCCGCGGTGTTCGCCGGGCCATCGAAGCGGCGAGCCCGACCCCGCAGAGGGCAGCCTGATGGCCGTCCTGCTGATCATCGGACACGCGCTGTTCCTGCGTCTGGCGCGCAAGCCGTCGCTGTTCAACGCCAAGCCCTTCGCCCTCTGGCGATGACCGAACGGGACTGACCGCCCCGTTGAGCGGTCTTGATGGAGGGCCAGATGGCCAAGAAGCTCGTAGCTGACAATGACCAGTACCCCGACGTTCAAGGAACGATCGGCGCCATTCCGAACGAGCCGGACAACGGCATGCCGTCGCACGACGACATCCGCATGGCCGCGAACGAAATGGTTCAGTGGAACGAGAAGCGGAAAAAGCTGACCGCTGAGATCAGCGCGTTCCGCAAGGGCCTGAAGGCCAAGGGCATCAAGCTCGGAGTCCTCGACGAACAGGTCCGCCTGCTCGAATGGACCCCGGAAGAGGTCAAGCAGTTCTACGCCGAGCGTGACTGGTTCGCCGAGGCCATGCGGCAGCCGATCGGCTCGCAGTTGGAGCTGTACGGCACTGACGCCACGCCCGACCCGGTCCGCGAGCAGCTGAAGTGGCGCAATGTCGGCTTCCGCGATGGTCTGGCCGGCAAGGGCTGGGCCAACGAGGCGCCCAAGGAATGCCCGCACGACTGCATCCAATCCTATGGCGAGGGCCATGAGGAAGGGCAGGCCACGGTGCGCCGCGCCTTCGCCGCCCGCTTGGCCCAGGCGCCGGTCGTCGAAGATGACGACCAGATCGACATCGAGGACGCGGCCAACGACCACGGCGACGACTCTATCGCAGACGAGGCCGCCTGATGACGGGGCTGGCCTTTACCATTCCGGGCGACCCTCGCGGTAAGGGCCGGCCCCGCGCCACGACCATTGGCGGCCATGCTCGCATGTTCACCGACAGCAAGACCGCCAGCTACGAGAACCTCGTCAAGCTGGCGGCGTCTCGCGCCCTCGGTGATCGCGCTCCGCTCGATTGCCCCCTGACGGTCGTCGTCACCGTCCGGATGACCCCAGCCGCTTCCAGCAGCCGCAAGAAACGCGCCTCCATGCTGGCGGGCGAAATGGCCCCGACCAAGCTCCCCGACCTCGACAACGTCGTGAAGGCCGTTCTCGACGGCTGCAACAAGGTCGCGTTCAGAGACGATGCCCTGGTCGTCAGTCTGATCGCTCGCAAGCGCTACGCCGAAGTTTCCGGCGTGGATGTCGAAATCCGTCCCACCAATCTGAAGGCCGCAGCATGACCCATCACGGCAACAACAAGGAATGGCCTGCAGATCAGGTCGACGCCCTAAAGGCTCTCTGGGCCGAGCAAAAGACCGCAACTGAGATTGCGAAGGTGTTGGGCAACAAGTCGCGCGCGGCGGTGCTAGGCAAGGCTCACCGCCTCGGCCTGAGCGAACGGACGGCTCCGGCGAACTTCCAAACACATACCGGCACGGCCCAAGCCGCGCGCCAGCCGAAGGCCCCGCCCGTCAAACGCAACCGGGCGACCGGCGGCATCAAGATCGACAAGCCTGCGCCGGCGTCCAGCTTCGGCCGGTTTGCGCCTTCCAGCCCGGAGGAGGCGGCCAAGAAGCGCGAGCATTTCGCCAGGCATGGCGCCGGGATCATCGACGGCTTCACTGAGGCTGCGAATGACACCTCGATCCTGCTGATCGACCGCCGCCGTTTCCAGTGCTCATGGCCGGTCGGAGAAGTTTCGGGCGCCGGGCAGATGTGCTGCGGTCAGCCGGTCGATCCCGCCGCCACTGGCGCGACTGAGACCTATTGCCCGACCCACCACAAGCGAGCGGTCGGCAGGGTGCTTGCCGCGTCCAAGGCGTTTGGGATTGGCGAGCGTCGTCCGGCCCGTCGCGCCGAGTCGACCCCTTGGGATCAGGGGAGGGCTGCGTGAGCCAGCGTGAGGATTATTTGGCCGCTCGCGTCGATCGAAAGCGCGAGAGGGAGAGCGCGAAGCAGACGCGTACGGCGCGCCGTCTGTACATCCGGATGCGTGCGCGGCAGGCCGTCACCGCCCTGGTTGCCGAGTTTGATGTGCGTGCAGAAAAGGTCAGCATCCTCCGCGCGGTTCTAGACATCGTGGGTGAAATGCTGTGGCCACTGACCAACCGCGTCGATGCGGCAACAGCCTTCAATGCAGTCGCTGCCGACGTCTGCGCCATCTACCGCCTGCCCAAGGCTGTGAAGAACGCTGCCGCCGAACACGCCTGGAGCAGGCTGACCGCGGCGAACGATGGGGGTGAGGAATGAAGCCCCAGGTCCTGATCCATTGGGATGCGACGGGCATGCAGCGCACCGGCGCCACGGAAGGCGTCGAGGTCGTCTACGTCGACGAGCGTGTTCCGCACGACCGTGTCTACCGCAGCATGGGCAGCGTCACTCCCGAGCTGATCGAGCTTCTCGCCTCCGGACGGTTCAAGGATGTCGATGACGCCCTGAACCATATCGATGGAGGAGGCGCATGAACCGCCGTGACCTCCTTGATCTCGAACTGAACTACGCCCGCATGCTGCGGCGTGAGGCCAAGTCGCGCGCCAAGCGCTATCCGGCCTTGGCCGAGCAACTGAACCGCTGGGCCGACGCCGCGGTCGGCCGCGCCGAAGCCATCCGTTCCGGCCCGCTCTTCGACACGGAGCGCGCGGCATGATGGATGACCCCCGCGACGCAGAAGAAGCGGCCAACGCCCTTCCGCTGAACCTGGAGGCCGAGCAAGCCCTGCTGGGCCAGCTGATGTTCGACAACGACGTCCACCGGCAGGTGCATGACGTCGTCACGCCTGAGGACTTCAGCGAGCCGTTCCATCAGCGGCTCTACGCGGCCATCGAGGGTTTGGTGACGGCTGGGAAGCTTGCTGAGCCAACGACGCTTCAAACCCGTCTGCAGGATGATCCTGCGTACGTGGAGTTCGGTGGGCTGCATTATCTGGCGGACATGGTCGATTGCGCGCCGCCGCCCGCTAACGCGCGCGATTGCGCCGAGCAAATCGTGGACACGGCCGTTCGCCGCCGCCTGATTAAGATGGCCGCCCAGGCCATGTTCCAAGCCCGCAATCCCGAACTGTCGGGCTATCAGGCCGTGGCGCTTGTTCGTGCTGATCTGGAAGCGGCCGAGCGCGGTGCGGCCCCCGAAGACGCCCTTTTCGTAAACGCCCATGATGCGGCGCAGGAGCGCATGGACCGGCTGGAGCTGGAAGTCGCCACCGGCAAGCCGAAGGGCGTGCAGACCGGCCTGTCATCGATCGACAAGCGTCTCGGTGGCCTGATGCCGGGATCAGTGATCGTCATGGCCGGACGCCCTGGCATGGGCAAGACGGCGCTTCTCGGCAACGTCCTCTACGGCGCCGCCCTGCGGAACCCGACCAAGCTATTCGCCGGCTTCTCGCTGGAGATGGACACCGACCAGCTGAACGACCGGGCCCTGTCACGCCTGACGGCCACGCATGAGCAGCCCGTCAGCTTCTCGGACATCGCCAAGGTGGCGCCGCTGACCTCGTTCGACCTACAGACCCTCCATGCCGTGAAGGGCGAGATCCCGAAGAACCTATGGCTGCGGGATAGGGCAGGGGTGTCCGTCGAGGACGTCTCTCGCGCCGTCTGGGCAATGAAGCGTCGTGGCGACTTGGCTGCCATCGGGATCGACTACCTCCAGCTCATGCGTCGTCCCGCCCTGGCGGGGCGCAACGAAGCTTCCGCGATCGCGGAGATGACCGGCGCACTGAAGACGCTCGCCCGCGAAGCCAAGATCGCGATCATCCTGCTGTCCCAACTGAACCGCTCGGTTGAGCAGCGTGACGACAAGCGCCCGATGCTGTCAGACCTGCGGGAGTCGGGCTCGATCGAGCAGGATGCCGACGCCGTCCTCTTCCCCTTCCGCGAGGTCTACTACCTCCAGAAAGCCGAGCCGAAGGCGGGGACCGAGGAACACATGCTCTGGGAGGCCGAGGTCGCCCTGAAGCGCACGGTGATGGACGTCATCATCGCCAAGAACCGCCACGGCTCCGAGGGCTCCGAGCCCCAGCAGTACCGGGCTGAGATCGACCTCATCACTGACAGGAGCGCGGCATGAGTACCGTCGCCTTCATCAAGAACATGATGGACTTGGGGTTCTCGGCCGAGGACGCCATTCGCGCGGCCGAAGCCTACGAGGCCACGGCGGCCACTGCTCCGCGCGCACGGTCGAAGGGCGCTGATCGGCAGGCTCGGTACGAGGAGCGTAAGCGTCAGAAAGCGTCAGAAAACGTCAGGTCTGACGCTTCTGACGCCACTGACGATGCTGACTCCTCCCTCCCTCTCCCTCCTTCCCCCCAGACCCCCCAACCACCCACACCCTCCCGCGAATATAACCCCCCTATATCCCCCCAAGCCGGCCAGCCTGCCGGGCCGTCTCGCCGGAAGCCCAAGGTCTCGTTGCCGGATGGTTTCCCAACCGCTGAGCTGATTGCCGAGCAGCAAGCCAAGGCCCGATCGGTCGGAGCGAACTTCGACGTCCAACGGTTCGCCGCCAGGTTCCGCGATCAGTGCATCGCCAAGGATCACCGCTACGCCGAGTGGCCGGCGGCATGGCGGAACTGGTGCCGGACCGAGATCGAGCGCGCCCCGAAGACGGCTCTGGCCGCCGCGCAGAGCCGGGCCACCCCGTCCGAGGCCGACCGCTGGCGCCGCTGGTTGCGGGAGTACCGCCTGAACGGCCACTGGCCGTCCGATGACGCCGGGCCCAGGCCGGGCCATCCCGCCTGCCGCGTCCCTGCCGCTCTGCTGGCCGAGTTCGGGTACGCCCCGGCACCCGCCGCAAACGACCACAAGCCCGACCTGTTCGCCCAAGGAGACGCAGCGTGACCGAACTTCACGAAATCCAGCGGCACGTCGTCGCGCGGATTGACCAGCGCCCGGTCGGCTCGGCGTCGCGCTTCGCCCTCATGGATGCGGCCGACGCCATCAGTAGGGCCATCGCCGCAGAGGCCCGAGACGTCGGCGCCCAAACAGCCCATTTCGACCCTGAGCACCACCCCGAAACCCAGCAATCTCGGGCTCCAGACGTTGGCGCCGAACTCGGAGGACACCACCCATGAGCAAGGCCGACCGCGCCAAGAAGCGCCAGCAACGGAAGCGCTACGCCAAGCCCTCCATGCCGAGGGTGATCGGGGCGAATGACAACATCGAGGCGGCGAACGACAACACGGCGCCGGTCTCGATCCGGGGCGTCCGACTGACCGACAGCCAGGCGCTGCGGTTCATGGCGGCCGAGGCCAAGGTCGCGTCGCCTGACCTAGACCAGCAGCGGGACGGCCAGCGCATGTTCCGCGCCCTGGACGCCGAGATCGATGCCCGCATCCTCGAGCGGGACGCCAAGGCGAACCTGGAGGAGCTGCGGAGCCTGGAAGCCCTGCGCGGCTTCGACATCGGTGTCTCGGATCATGAGAAGGCGAGGGGAGCGCCGCGGGTGTCGCGGGACGGGCTGGAGACCCTGCTGACGGCCGGCTCGATCACGCGCGCCCAGCACGCCGCCGGGCTGCGCTATCGGGCGGACTACGAACTGCTGGACCCGGAGAAGGGCCTGACCCCGCCGACGCTGGACCCGGCGCTGCGCAACATCGTCCGTGGCGGCGAGGGCTTTGCCCAGAAGCGCCGGGAGCGGGAGGAGTTCGTGCGCGACCTAGAGGCGATGATCCAGGAGGACGACCCGACATTCCGCGGCGCGCTGGGCAAGAGCGATGTCGAACGGTTGGGCCGGGCGGTCTGGGCGTTCAGGGAAGTGGCGGGTAAGGGAGGGAGCGTACTGTCGCTCACCTCCAGTGGATCAATGCGAACGATGATCTCTGAGGCGTTGATTGTCGCGCTGGACTGTGCAGCTATCGCTTATGGGCTGGAATAGTTGGAGGGACTTGTGAGGCACCTAGCGATCTTGCTGCTGTTGTTTTTTGTCGGTATGGCCGAGCCTGCGCGAGCCGAATATGTATCCGGAAACAATTTGCTGGATTGGTGCTCAACCGCGCGATCGTCACAACTCTATTACCAGGATAGCTCGAGCTGTAGAGAGTTTGTGGTTGGAGTTCACGATGGGGTTGAGGCGGCTATGACGCTCGTATCAAGGTACGCTGAACTTGAAAATCCTATCGAAGTGCTATGTGTTCCTTCGGGTGTGACTGCGGGTCAGCTGGCTGAGATTGTGACCAACTACCTTCGCGCCAACCCAGAAAACCGTCACGAGAGCGCCAACTATCTCGTCATTTTGGCGCTGATGGAGGCATATCCATGTCGACGCGCAGGTTGACATCGGACAGGTAATCCCTGACATCAGGCAAATCGGGCGTTTCGCCCAAAGCAAGGCTCCTCCCTCTCGGGCGGGGCCTTTTATTTTGCCTCAGGGGACACTCCGGCCTATCCCTCCAAGCTGCAGGGGAAGGTCTCATGGCTCTTTGGCAGCTGCTTATCGTTGTGTTCGTTGTTCTGACGGTGATTGCTGGGCTGATCAGTGCGATCGTTCCATCGTCTGAAACCACTGAACAGCGCCGCCACCGGCAAGTCATCGAAGAGCTTCAGCGCTTGAACGATAACCTTGAACGACGCGACAGGCAGAGCCGCGACCGTCCATCAGAATAGTGCAAAAAGTGACCCGAAACAGATGGGTCCCAAACTCTGTGTCCGGGACCTTTTCCGAGGCCCGGACATTGCCGCCTCATTTGCTAGGGATCCACCTGATAGGGTGCCCTGGCACATGAAAGGCCAAGCGCCATGAAAGAATCCAAAGGCAAACCGAAGAAGGTTACGCCCAAGACAAACGCTGCAAATCCGAGCGTGAAGAACCTGGTCGATAAGGCCGCTGCCGGATCGAAGCAGTCCAAGTGATCACAGAGGCCCACCGGAAACGGCGGGCCTTTTTCGTGCCCTCCGACGCAGAGTATTAGTCAGCGAACTGCGCGACTTTTTTCTTCAACATCGTTTCGCTCAAGCCCTTCAACATCTCGTCGGCGAGCAAATCCACGACGCTGTCGGAGTAGGAAGTGATGCCTTCGTCGGCAAGATGGTTGCGGACGACAGCCGGGAAGGTGCGCCGAGCATCGGTGGCCATGACATGGCATTGGTCAATCGCCACATACACCAAGTCTGACTTGGAAATAGTCTGAGATGGCGAAGCGGCCATCCGCTCAACGCGCAAATCAATGCAGTCAGACCAAGCGTTGATCGCTGAGTTGTAGCGAAGCGTCGCCACCTCGGGGTCTAGCGCGGCCATTTGGGCCAGAAACATCAGAAGCAACACATTTCTCCGATCAGTTGGCCCTGCATCTCAGAGCAAGGTTAATTCGACGTGTTGATTGATCTTCCTACGTTGGAATAGGAGCGACCATGCTCCCCATGAAAGCCCTCGTCGGCTTTTCGCTGGCTGACGGCGCAGCAGCTGGCGGCGCCACCTTCAACGCCAAGGACGCCAAGGCCGCTGATCGCCTGGAGGCGGCGGGCGTCGCGGAGCGGGTGAAGGGCACCGAGAAGGTGAAGGCCCGATCTAACTCGCTTCCGGATCCCCGTTCCTGAAGCGCCACTTCATCAAGAGCACACCCGACGCCATCACCAAGGCGCAGGTGTTGGCCACAGTGACGGGCCAGGCGCTGGTCATGACCCCGTAAATCACCCACAGCACAAAGCAGGTCACGGTCAGCGAGTAGGTCTTCAGGCTCACGGCCGAAGCGTCTCGCTCTTTCCAGATTTTAAGGCCCTGTGGGGCGAAGCTGGTGATCGAGCACACGGCAGCGGCTGACCCTACGATGTTCGCAACAAGATTGCTCATGTCGTCGCAACGTGGCGCCTAAGTAGCTGTTCCCAAGGCAAGGATAGCGCCGATGGCCCGTCCCTCCCTCTTCAATGAGAGCGTGGCTGAAGAAATCTGCCGCCGCCTCTCCATGGGCGAGCCGCTGGCGCGCATCTGCGCCGACGACGAGATGCCCGCCTACTCGACCGTGAGGAAGTGGGAGGCCGAGAACCCCGAGTTTTCGGCGCTTTCCACACGCGCCAAGGTCGACGGCACCCACTACATGGCCGATGAGTGCCTGGAGATCGCGGACGGCAAGGGCGACCCGGCCGACAAGCGCATCCGCATCGACACGCGGCTTCGCCTGATCGGGAAATGGAACCGCCACGTCTACGGCGACAAGCTGGCCCACGTCGGCGGCGACAAGACCGACGCCCCGATCCGCCAATCCCACAGCTTCGACCTGACAAGCGCGAGCGACGAGGAGCTGGATGTCATCGAGCGCTTCATTCGTCGATCTGCCAACGCTGGAGGAGATCAGGGCGGAGAGGGCGCGTCGGAAGGCTGAGGCCGACCGGAAGCGCCTGATCGAACATCAGGGCGAGATCCGCGCCCGCTGCGACAGCCTGCATGGCTTCATCGAGGAGCATTGGTCGATCCTGGAGCCCAAGCGTCCGTTCAAGTCGGGCTGGGCGCTCCGCGCGATGTGCAAGCACCTGGAGGCGGTGACGGCAGGGCGCATCCAGTTCCTGTTGATGACCGTGCCGCCGGGCATGATGAAGTCCCTGCTGCTGGTCTTCTGGACCGCATGGGAATGGGGCCCGAAGGCGCGGCCTGATCTGCAGACACTGGCCACCTCCTACAGCCAGGCGAACGTCTTGCGGGATAACCTCAAGCTCCGGCGCTTGGTCGAGAGCGACAGGTATCAGGCGCTCTGGCCCATCCAGCTTCGGGCCGACCAGAACGCCAAGGGCAAGTTCGAGAACACCGAGAACGGGTTCAGCGAGGCGCGGCCGTTCAGTTCGATGACCGGCGGCCGGGGCGACCGGGTAAAGGTCGACGACCCCCATTCGACCGAGACCGCCGAGTCGGACACCGAGCGAACCAACGCTGTCCGCATCTTCCGCGAGGGTATTTCCGACCGTCTGAACGACGTCACCACCTCGGCCATAGTCATCATCATGCAGCGGCTCCACGCCAAGGACGTGGCGGCGGTAGCGCTGGAACTGGATATCGGCTTCGTCCACCTGAACCTGCCGATGGAGTTCGAGGCCGAGCGGATCGGCGAAGACGGGAAGGTGACGGGCGGCGCCTGTCGGACCTATGTCGACGGCGAACTGTTCTTCGAGGACCCGCGAACCGAAGAGGGCGAGCTTCTCTTCCCAGAGCGCTTCCCCGCGGCCGAAGTCGCCAAGCTCAAGAAGGCCAAGGGCTCGTATGCCTGGGCTGGCCAGTATCAGCAGCGCCCGTCGCCTCGGGATGGCGGCATCTTCCGGCGCGAGTGGTTCAAGCCGGTCTCGGTCATGCCCGCCGGTCCCAAGCGCACCGTCCGCGCCTGGGACGTGGGCGCCACCGAAGGGGGAGGCGACCCAAGCGCCGGCGTCCGCTGCACTCAGGTCGGTTATGGCGAAGAAGCCACCTACTACTTCACCGACGCGAAGGTCGGGCAGTGGAGCCCCGCCCAGTTCGAGGCTCAGTTGAAGCTGACGGCGGCGGCCGACACGACAGAGGTCACAGTCCGCCTTCCTCAGGACCCCGGCGCGGCCGGCAAGGGCTACGTCCAGACGCTGGTGAAGAAGTTGCCCGGCTACACCGTCCGGTACGAACAGCCCACGGGCTCCAAGCTCACCCGAGCCACTGCCTTGGCCACGCAGGCCGAGGCCGGAAACGTCTTCATCCTCACGACGGGGGACCCCATGCGCGACGCCTGGATTGAGCCCTTCCTCGATGAACTCTGCACCTTCCCGTCAGCCGCCCATGACGACCAGGTCGACGCCGCGGCCGATGCTTTCAACGAACTGGCGCTCGGTTCTCGTCCCGCCCGCAAGGTAAAGGTCAGCTTCTGATGGCGGTGAACGAGCGCGATCCGGCTTGGGCGGTCCATGCAGACGCCCGGAAGAAGGTCCACGACCTGCTGAGCGGCCGAGAGGATGCGCTGGGCTATGTGCGCGCGCTGCCGGGTCATGACGAGACCACGGCTAAGCGGTTCCGCGAAGGGGCCTACTATCTGCCGGTGACGGCGCGGACGGCTGAGGCTTTCAGCGGGCTCGTCTTCGGCAAGACCCCGACGCGCTCGAACCTGACTGCGTTGGAAGCCTACCTCGGCGACGTGACCGGCTCCGGCCAGGACATCGACCGCTTCGCCGAGCAGGGCTTCGACGGCATTCTCTCGACCGGCGCCGTCATGGTGCTGGTGGACTATCCCGACGCTCCGGTCGGGGCGACCAAAGCTGACGCCGAGGCCGAGGGTGTTAGGCCGACACTGAAGCTCTACGACGCCACGGCGATCCTTGCGGCCCGCGTGCAGAAGGTCGGAGCGGCGCTGAAGCTCTCGCACATCCGTGTCGCGGAGATCGTCGAGGAGAAGGACGCGGCGGACGAGTTCAAGCTGAAGCAGGTCGCCCAGGTCCGCGTGCTGGATCTGGATGACGCCGGCTTCTACCGCCAGCGCATCTTCCGCGAGACCGATAGCCAGTGGGCGCAGTTCGGGGAGACGATCGAGCCGAAGCGCCAGAACGCCCGCCTGAACGTCATACCGGCCTTCTTCTCGAACCCGCGGGACGGCGAACCCAATCCGGCCCGCCCGCCGCTGGACGACATTGCCGACATCAGCGTCGCGCACCTGAACAACTCGGCCGCGCTGGAATGGGCGCTGCTGTGGACGGCCAACCCGACGCCGGTCTTCAAGGGGCTGGACCCGACTGTCGGTGAAGTGAAGCTGGGCTCGTCCGAGGGCATCGTTCTGAGCGCCGAGGGCGACGCCAAGTTCATGGAGTTCACCGGCTCGGGCCTGTCGGAACTGCGCCTGGCGTTGGAAGCCAAGCGGAAGGACGCGGCTCTGATGGGCGCCCGGATGCTGCTGGAAACCGGTCGAGCTGCCATCGCGGCCGAGACGGCGCGGATCGAGCGGGCCGGGGAAACCTCCGTCGTCTCTGGCATCGCCAATGCCCTGTCGGACTGCCTGACGAAGGCGCTGACCTTCATGGCCGATTGGGCGGGGCTGTCGTCGGATGGGCTGCAGTATTGGCTCAACACCGATCTGAACCCGGCCGGCCTATCGGCACAGGAACTGACCGCTCTCCTCGCCGCCTGGCAGTCGGGCGCCATCACGTTGGAAGACCTGTTCGAGAACCTCCAGCGCGCCGAGATCGTGGACCCGGCCAAGAGCTTCAAGGATCATCGAGAAGAGCTGGACGAGGAAGGCGAAGGGCTCGGCACCGTGAAGGACGACGCGGCATGACGAAGGCTCTGGCGCGCGACGCCGCTGTGATCTGGTGTGATCGGGGCTGGCAGCCGGTCTACTTCGGCTTCTGCCCGTCGCGGAAGGCCTGGAGCCGCGAGATGCGGAAGATGGGCTGCAAGGAGCCGTATCCAGCCAACGACGGCTGCGCCACGACCTTCACTCAGAAGGACGGCAAGGTCTGCATCATTGTGACGCTCGGCAAGGCCCAGCACGCTGAAGGCCGGACCCGCGTCGAGGTCGCCGGCCTGCTTTGCCACGAGGCGACGCACATCTGGCAGGAGGTGCGCAAGGTTATGGGCGAGAACGAGCCTTCTATCGAGTTCGAGGCCTACGCCATGCAGGCCATCTTCCAGGGGCTCTACCAGGCGTGGCTGGATACGGCGGCGCCCGACGAAATGCTGGCTCGGGGCGCTAAGCGGGAAGCTGCCTGATGGCCTCCCCAGCCGAGCGCCTGATCGACGAGGCGGTCAAGCACAGGATCGCGCTGTCCCGCTATTCGACGGCGACTGTCCGCAAGGTCCTCGCGCTGCTGAACCGCACTGACGCACGGCTGGTCGAGCGCATCCTTCGGGCCGACAACGAAGGGCGCGACCCGGTTCAACTGGAGCGGCTGCTGGAAGAGGTGAGGGCGCTCCAGTCTGATGGCTGGACCGTCCTGCGAGGGCGGCTCAACGAGGACGTTGCGGCTCTGGCCGACGCTGAGCGGCTGTTCACCGAGCGGATGGTCCACTTCGGCCAGCGGTCCGCCGGGCTGGCCACGGTCACGAACGCACCGACGACGGCCCAGGTCGTGGCGGCGGTGAACGCCCGTCCGTTCCAGGGCCGCTATTTGCGGGGTTGGCTGGACGAGGCAGAGGCTGGCGCCGCCAAGCGCGTCAGGGAGACGCTGCGACAGGGCTTTGTCGAGGGGCGGTCGGTCACGGCGCTGGTCCGCGAGATCAGAGGGACCCGCGCGCTCCAATACAGGGACGGCGTGCTTGAAATCAGCCGGCGCGGAGCCGAGGCGATGGTTCGCACAGCGCTGACGCATACGGCCGCCGTCGCATCGAAAGAGACCTACGCGGCCCTCGGCGTTGACCAGGTCCGCTTCATCGCCACGCTGGACGCTCGGACGACCATCACCTGCGGCGCGCTGCACAACTCGGTGCATCCGCTGGAGAGCTTCCCCTGGCCGCCGCGGCATGTGAACTGCCGATCCACGACGGCACCGGTCATCAAGGGCCTGCCGCCTAGCGAGGCCCCATCCTATTCGGACTGGTTGAAGCGCCAGCCGGTCGAGGTTCAGAACGAGGTGCTGGGCGTCCGAAAGGCCCAGTTGTTCCGCTCGGGCAATCTGACGCTGGACCGCTTCGTCGACAGCAAGGGCCGCGTCCTTACGCTGGACGAACTGAAGAAGCGTGACGCGGCGGCGTTCGAGGGCCTATAGTTTCGGGGTGAGCACGCCCTTCAAGGTCATCGACGGGACACCGGAGCCGGAAGGCCCGCTGAAGCGCATGAAGTCGTCGGTTCCTGTCACGCCGATTGTCCGCTGCCCTCGCTGCACTGGCCTCGCGATGATCGAGGTGAAGCTCGGCATGGTCTGGAAGAGCGGAAAGCCGACCGGCGGTCAGAAGCAGATCGTCTGTGCGACCTGTCTGGCGCGCGGCGAGCATGTCATCGTCACGTAGGTTCGTGGCACCATGCAGAACGGCATCAGGCTCCCATTTCGGGGGCCTTTTTCATGTCCCGAGCAGAGCCGGGGCATCCACCAGGGCGTGAGCTGAGCAGCGCCCCCTCTGTCCGCTGAGCGGGAGGAACTACCCACCATGAACACCACCAAGAACCGCCTTCTGGGCGGCGGCTCCGTGCTGCCTGCCATCGGCCGGATGACGCCGCGGGAACGCGCTATGGGCCGCTATCTGCGCGGGCCCGACGATCACCCGCCTGCCGGCCCCGGCGCTGGCGACGAAGACGAGCCCAAGCCGATTGATCCCGCCGCTCACGCTGCGCTGGCCTCGGCCCATGAGCGCCTGAAGAAGGACGCTAGGGCCGACCGGGACGCCCTGAAGGAACTGAATGATCGTCTCGCCGCCATCGAGGCCGAAAAGGAACAGGCTGAAGCCGACAAGGCCAAGGCCAGCGGCGACGTCGAAGCCGTCCGCACCCAACTCGAGACCAAGCACGGCCGGGAACTGAAGGCCGTCACAGACCGCGCCGAGAAGGCCGAACGTCAGGTCGAGAAACTGGTCATCGACAACGGACTGTCCGCCGCTTTGGACGAAGCTCGCGTGAAGCCCGAACTGAAACGCGCGGCCGCCGCCCTGCTGCGCGAAGGCGTCGAGCTCAAGGACGATGACGGCGAGCCCGTTGCCTACAAGGGCGGTCTGCCGCTGGCCGAGGCCATCAAGCTCTGGGCCGAAGGCGACGAGGGCAAGCCCTTCGTTCTGGCCGGCAACAGCGGCGGCGGCGCCCCCGGCGGCGGCAAGGGCGCTCACTCCGGCCCCAACCCCTGGAAGCAAGGTCCGTCCTTCTCCCTCACCGAACAGGACCGCATCGCCCGGGACAAACCGGACCTGGCGAAGCGCCTGATGGCCGAAGCCGAGGCGGCTTAACCCTCGGCGCTCCCTGAAGCGCGCGCCTCTGACGGCCGCGTCTGATCCCACCGAAAGGAAACGACATGGCCGTCACTCGGCTTTCCGATCTCGTCTTCGGCGAGAACTTCAACACCTACACCGTCGAGCGATCGACCCGCCGCAACGCCTTCGTGGCCGCCGGCGTCATGGTCGTGGACCCGGCCATCGCCGCCTTCATGGCGGGCCAGGGCTTCCTGGTGAACATGCCGCACTTCAAGCGCCTGGCGAACGACGAGCCGAACGCGTCTTCGGACAACCCGGCCGACGTCGCCGTGCCGAAGAAGATCGGCACCGGCAACGAGATCGCCCGGAAGCTGATGCGCAACCAAGGCTGGTCTTCGGCCGACCTGACGGCGGCCTTCATCGCCCGCGACCCGCTGGACGCCATTTCGAGCCAGATCGCGGACTATTGGGCGGGCGTGAACCAGACGACCCTGCTCAAGATCTGCCAAGGCATCCTTGCCGACAACATCGCCAACGACGGCGGCGACATGGTGAAAAACGTCGCCACCGACGCCAGCGGAGACGCGGTCGACGGTGAACTGTTCGGCTCGGACGTGCTGATCGACGCTGCCCAGACGATGGGCGACGCCAAGGGCTCGCTGCGCGCCATCGCGGTTCACTCCGTCATCCACGCCCGCATGCAGAAGATCGGCGCCCTGGTCGAGAACTACGACCCGGAAACCGGCCGCCTGCTGTACGAGTCCTTCCAGGGCAAGCGCGTCATCATCGACGACGACATGCCAGTGGTTCAGGGCACGAACCGGAAGACCTACACCTCGATCCTGTTCGGAGACGCGGCTTTCCGGTCGGGCCTGGGCACGCCCAAGACCCCGAACGCGGTCTCGCGCGAAGAGGCCGAGGGTAACGGTGAAGGCGTCGAAACGCTGTGGAACCGTCGCCACGAGGTCATTCACCCGACCGGCTTCGCTGTCGCCGGCACGCAGATCAGCAGCAACGCCACCCCGAGCTACTCGGCTCTGGCCACGGCGTCGAACTGGAACCGCGTGTTCGACCGCAAGAACATCCCGCTGGCGTTCATCCAGACCAACGGCTGATCGAATTCAAGACCTGAACCTGACGGCCGCCTCGCGCGGCCTTTTTCATGGAAGGAGACGGCCGATGGCCGACACCGACAAGAACGTCCCGATCAGCGCTCCGCTGGACGGTCAGATCGCGCTCACTGCGCACAACAACGGCAACGGCACCTGGGCCGTCAAGCGCGGTCCCGATGGTCCGATCCTTAAGGATGGCCTCGCGCGCGAAGAAGCCCTGGCGATCGTCGGCGCCCCGACTGGCCCGCATGAGCCGGACACCGCCGAGGAAGAGACCGCCGCGCAGAAGCGTTCGGCTCTGGAGAAGAAGGAGGCCAAGCGCGAGGCCACTGAAATCTTCCAGTCCGATGCTGAAGCCGGGGAGCCGTCGAAGGTGGCGAACAGCGACCTGCAGAAGGCCAACGACGAGAACACGGACCTGCGTCGCTCCATCGCCTCCAAGGACGAGGAAATCCGCCAACTGCGCGAGCAGGTGTCGAAGTTCGATCCTGACGGCGACGGCAAGGTCGGCGGCGGTGCCCCCAAGGCCGTGTCCAAGACGGCCGGCGAAGGCCCGTCGAAGCCCAAGAACGGCGACGCCTGATGCTGATCGTCGAGAATGGCATGGTGAGCTGGCCCTCGGGTCCGCTCGCCACGGTCGAGCAGGCCGACGCCTACGCCCAGGCTCGGGGCTGGTCCGATTGGGCCGCCCTGACGCCTGAGCAGAAGAGCGGCGCCATTCTCGACGCATCGGCCTACGTGCGAGCCTCCTACCGGCCGCCGGCAAACGTGAGCGCGGCGGTTGAAGAGCAGATCAGCGAGGCCGTCATCGAGGCCGCCCGGCTGTCCCTGACCTCACCCCTGATCGGCGGGGACAAGGCGGCCCAGGCGTCGCGCAAGTCGGTGAAGGCCGGCTCTGTCGCTGTGGAATACGAAACGTCATCTGCGGAAAGCCGCAGCGCGGCCCGGCTGGCTCTGGTTGCTGGCCTGCTGCGCTATGCAGGCGCCTATCCGATAGGCTCCGGCGTGAACCTCCGGCTGGCCAAGTCATGAGCATCCTCGACGACCTGCCCGACGCCATTGCCGAGGCGCTGGACGACGTGTTCCGCGACGGCGTGCTGAAGGTGCCCGGCGGCTGGGACAGTGACGGTCAGGGCGGCCAGCTACCGCGCGACCCCGTCGAGCATACCTGCAAGGCGCTGGTCGATGACTACAGCGACATGCGGCGGGCAACGGCGGGCATCCCGGCACATGACCGAAAGATCATCATCCTGGCGGCCAGTCTGAGCGTGGCTCCGGCTGTCGGGCACACCATCAACGCAGAAGGGCGGGACTGGCAGATCATTGCCCTGTCTCGCGATCCGGCCAAGGCGACCTGGGAGGCTCAGGGGCGCTGATGGCCACCGTCACGATCAACCTCGCCGCACTGGAGCGCATAGCCGAAGAGAAGGCCGTTGCGGGCATTCAGCGCGCCGCTCTGGCCGGCGAGGCGATCACCAAGGCCAACCTGTCACGGCACGGCACCGGCCGCATCTACGGCAAGCACCAAGCCTCGGCACCGGGTGAGCCGCCGGCCGTCGACACCGGACGCCTGCGCAACGCCACCCAAGCCGACACGCAGGTGCGCCGGGACGGCGACGACATCACTGGCCGCGTGGTGGCGAATGTTGATTACGCCCACGCCTTGGAGGTCGGCACCGAGCGCATCGCGCCGCGTCCCTTCCTCGGCCTGCTGGCCACCGACCATGCCGACGACCTGCGGGACGCCTTTGTTGCGGGAGCGAAGGAATGACCAAATTGACCATCCGAACGCTTCAGGCCCCGACTGGTCCGAAGGTGATGCTCTGCGATGCCGAGGGCGCGCCGCTGCCCCTGCAACGCGAGACAACCATCCACTGCGGCATCGACCAGATCGACAGCATCACCGTCACCTTCGCCATTGATGGCGAGCGCGTCGTTCTCGAGCCGAACGGATGAACTCCACCGCCACGATCTTCGCCCGCCTGGCCGCTGTCGCCCCATCGCTGGCGACCTGGAACGGTCAGCCGGCGATCTTCAACGAGGCCGCGCCCGACGACTTCCTCAGCCAGGAGCCGAAGCCGACCAAGCCGTTCCTCATCATCGCCGTACCGAGCCGTGACGATGCACTGGAGACCTTCTCCGAGACCGGCCGCCTGATTGTGCAGGATGTGCGCGGCTATCAGCGCAGGACCGGATCAGCAGCAGGGCTCGACGCCCTGATGCGGGACGTGAGGGACCTCTTCCATAACCGTCCCGGCGAGCTCGTCGTCACCGGCGGGAAGTGCGACGTGGCCCGCGTCACTGGCCCAACCCAATCACCGACGAGCGACGAGGCCTACACCGGCCGCCGCGTCACGGTCCGACTGGATCTCGTCAACACCTGAACCCGGCCCAGCCGGTCATCCCCAACGCGCCCAGGGCAGGCTGTGCGCGGCCTTTTCCATGCCTGCAACATAGGAGAGCGCCATGGCTGTTTTGGCCCAAGGTTTCATGAAGCTGCTGCGGGGCACTGGCGAGACCCCGACGTATGATACTGTCCGCGGCGTCTTCGGCGTCGACGGCGGCGGGTTCACGCCCAACAAGATCGACGCCACTGACTTCGACACGCCAGCCGGCACGCGCGAGTACATCTCTGGCCCGCGCGAGCCGTCGCCGTACACCTTCTCGATGCACTACGAGCAGGGCGACGTCCAACAGGAAGCGATGTTCGCCGCGATGGCGTCCAACACGCCTGAGCCCTATCGCATCACGTTCGGCTCGGGCGCTCAGGCCAAGCAGATAAGCTTCAACGCAGTTCCGAACCTGACCCTGTCCGCTCCCGTCGACGGTAAGGTCACCTATTCGGGCACGCTGGAGCCGATGGCCGCACCGGTCCGTGATAATCAGGGCGCCTGATGCAGCCGACCGATGAACGCCTCGGGATCGTCCGCCTGCTCTTGCCGGACGGGCGGGCGGTTCCGCTCCAACTGACCTACGCGGCGTTGGATGCCAAGGGCCACGACTGGCTGCTGGAACAGTTCAAGGCCATGCAGAAGGGCAAGCCGGGGGCGTCACTGGCTATGGCCGAAGCTCTCGAGATCATGAGCGCCGGCCAGGTCCAGGCTGCGGACGTGATGGCCGCGCCGATGGCCGAATATCCGATGGCCGAATGCTTGAAGACCTGCTGGAAGGCCTGGGAGCTAGCGCAGTACGGTCCGAGCGGGAGGCCTGCCACGGATGGCTCTGAAAACCCTCCGCGGAGCCCCCGCAGGACGTGGTGGGGGCGCATCTTCGGGCAGCGCTAAGGGCGGGTTTGAAAGAGGCCGAGTTCTGGGGCTTGACCCCCTTCCGGCTTTCCCAGCGCCTGGAAGCTGCAATGGAAGCGTTCCTATTCACCGGCTGGTGGGGAGAGCGGTTCGCTCGCGAAGAACGGCTGCAGTCGCCGCAGCACTATGTCGACACCATGCTCAAGCCCGCCGATCCCGCGCTGGCCGAAGCCGAAGCCCTCGCGAAGTTCCACCGCATGGCTGAGGACTGGGGGTTGCAGGTCGAGGGCGGCGCGGAATAGCCTCGCTTCGGCATGACCAAGCCCATCCCCCGCTTCATTGGCCCAGCCGTTGTCGTCCTTGCGGTGCTGGCCGTGGCCTTTGCAGGTTTAGGCGGCATGCTCATGGGCGAGAAGGTCTATCCACTCTTCGGTGTTGGCGCTCTTTTCTGCCTATGCATGATCCTCGTGTTCGAGATCATCCTGAGCGGCCTTGTAACGCAGAGGGCTATGATCGGCTTGGCAGCGGGCCAAGGTGCGCTCATGGGCGCCTGCGCCAGCCTGTTTTTCCTGCCTGGCTCAGGTTTGCTGGTTCTCCTGGGCTACACGTCAGGCGGTGCTGTAGTCGGAGCCGTTTCCTTCTGGTGGTACAGGGTTCGCCACTCAATCCTGATTGATCGTTGAGCCCTCCTATCCACTTGCTCTAGCCTCAAAGGAAAGCGGAGGAGCGACCTATGACCAACATCTCTTGGAAGCGCGTGCTGGGTTGGTCGTTTGTGGCGGGCGTCGGCTTCACTGCAGGAGCGGTTTTGGTGCGCCTGGTCGTCTGGCTGTTAAATTGGGGCCTAGCCCTAGACCAAATACCCGGATGGCTTGCGGGCGGGTAACGCCGCGGGCCTAACGGCGACCAGCCCCAGGAGATTACCATGACTGAGGGAGAGGCGAGGGAAGCGCCCTTCGGACAATAGCAGTGTGGCGACCGTTTTTGACGTATGAACACGTTAGTGCTTCATATGACGTTGACACCCTCCTTCATATGACGGAGTGTTTTGATCGGAGAACGCCCCATGACCGCCACTCAACTCGCCACGCCATACCGGCGACTTCAGCCGCAAGAGCCCCAATCTTTCTCGACCGATGCTGATCGCGCTCGGTTGAGCCGTGCAGCGATCACTGCGTTTCGATCCATCGTAGCAGTGTGGAAGCTCACGCACGCTGAAGCAGCAGCCTTATTGGCGGTCTCGGCGAGCACATGGGAACGGATGAGGAAGCCTGACTGGCAAGGCACTCTCAATCAGGATCAACTGACCCGCGTTTCGGCGCTCGTCGGCATTTTGAAGGGCTTGCGTCTCCTGTTTACGGATACTCTCGCCGACGAATGGCCGAAGCTTTCCAATCAAGGCTCTTTGTTTGAGGGGAGGAACCCCGTTGAAGCCATGATCGAAGGTGGCATTCCAAGAATGCTTGACGTTCGTCGGCATGTTGATGCGCTCCGCGGGGGGCTGTGAAATATGCTGGATGGTCTCCCGGTAACGCGAGGTGCTTTCAAAAGAACAGTTCGCTTGGTTGCGACTGCTCGGCTACGTGCCCCGGTTCTCACTGACATAGTTCCTCCTGATCTAATGGAAGACCTCTATGAGATCGAAGGAGCGACCAGCGGCAGGCTCAACGGGCAGTGGCGTGGAACTGCGGCGATTGAAGCAACGGAGTTCGTCTATGACGTGCCCCATGCCACCTTTATCAACGCCAGTTTTGCCTATTCGAAGCCTGGCAAGCCTTCACGTTTCAATGGGGAGTACCGCGGCGCTTGGTACGCCGCGCTTTGCGTCGAGACGTGCCTTGAGGAAGTAAAGTTCCATATCTGCGAAGAGCTCAAGAACATTGAGCGCTATGACACTCGTGTCGAATATGCGGAAATGCATGCTAGTTTTGCCGGCGATTTCCTCGATCTTACCGCAGCGAACGATCACGAATGCCTGCACCCGGATCCCCCGATCGGCTACCCGGTCGGCAATGCCATTGCAGAGGCCGCAAGGGCCAAGGGCATCAATCTCATCGTTTATCCGTCAGTAAGACATGAAGGCGGGACCTGCTTTGCGGCCCTTTCTCCCCATGCCGTCCAATCTGTTGCGCAAGGGGACGTTTGGGAGATGGTCTGGAAAGGCTCTCCCGAGCCGGATATCGCAAAGGTCGCCTAGTTTTAACCCGCCCCATCCCGGCGGGTTTTTCTTTGCCCCAAGGCTCGCTCCGGCGGGCCTTTTTCTTTGGAGGCTCCATGGCTGAAGGCAATGTCGTCGGCTCGGCCGAGTTTGAGCTGCGGGCCACCCGCAAGAAACTTGCGGACGATCTGCGTCAGTCGGAGCGCGACGTGAAGGGCTTCATGGATCGCGTCGAGGGTGACGCGAACCGCAGCGCGAAGAGCGTCGGCAACTCCTTCGGCGGGATGGTGCGTAGCCTGACGCTCGGGGTCACGGCCCTGACAGCTGTTTTCGCCGCAGGCCTCGCGATGGCGCTCAAGTTCGGCCAGGCCAGTTTGAAGATGGCAGATGATCTGGCCAATTCGTCACGCCGGATCGGGGTGAGCACGACAGCCCTGCAGGAATGGCAGTACGTGGCTCGCAAAAGCGGGTCTACGGCTACGGAAGCCGGGGCGGCTCTGGAGGCCTTCGCCGCCAAATGGGAGCAGGCACAGGCGGGTCTGTCGAAACAGACGGGCGACGCGTTCAAGGCGCTCGGTTTCCAGCAGGAAGATCTGCGTCGCTTCGCGAGCGCTGAAGAAGCGCTGGACTCAGTTGTCGATCGCATTGGCGACCTCTCGAGCGCGTCCGACCGCGCCGCTATCGCAGAGAAGCTGGGGCTTGGGGCTCTGGTCCCGGCGTTGCGGGAGGGCTCTGACGAAGTGGCGCGCCTCCGCGATGAAGCTGCAGCGCTTGGTTTCATCATGGACGAGGAGCTTATCCGTAAAGGCGCAGATGCTCAGGGGAGGTTGGAGGATCTGTCTCAGGTCATCGGGATTCAGATGGCCGAGGCCTTCATCAACCTGAGCGATGAGGTGCTGGCGTTCACCGACATGCTTGCCGGCGCGATCTCGAAACTGAACGAGTTCACGAGCGGGTACGCCAAGGCGCGGCAGCAGGTGATGGAAGAGCGCGGCGTCGAGAACCCGCACTTCACGACGGTGCTAGGCAGGCAGTTTGAGGCACCGTGGGTGAAGCACCTGCCTTGGGTGAAAGCGCAGCGCGACGCCGTGGCTCCCAACGGCGATGAGGACGACCCGGCTGTAACCCGTCAGCTGATTGCGCAACTTGATGCCAGTGCCGGCCGCCGCAACCGAGCTCCGAGCAGTGGTCGAACTTCACTCACGCCAGTCCAGCCGAGAGGGCGGTCGAGCGGCAACAGCGCCCAACGCGAGGCCGAACGCGAAGCCCGCCGCGCCGAGCGTGTGGAACAGGAAATCTTCCGCGCCCGCCAGCGTGCTCTGGGCATCTTCGACCGCGAGGCCCTGACGGTTCAGGAACGCTTCGACATCGAGCAGGCCCAGGTGAAGCTGGAGCGCGAGGCGGAGCAGAAGCAGCTTGAGAGCCGCCTCGCGCGCAAGGACATCACGGCGAAGGAATACGAACAGCTCAAGCTGATCAACGACCAGACGGCGATGCTGGAAGATCGGGTAGCGGCGGACATCCTTGCGCGCGATCTGGCCGACGAACGGCTGGCCCAAGAGCGTGCCCTGTCGGACCTCACCGCAGACCTGCTGTCTCTCCAGTCGGGCGCCGCTCGCACGGCCAAGGAGCGCCGGGACATCGAGCTTCGCCTACTGGCCATGGCGCAGCAGCGGGCGCGGGACGAGCGCGAGAATGATCCGAAGTTCAGGCAACTTTCGCCCCAGCGTCAGCAAGCCATCCGCGATGAACAGGAACGCGTCTTCGGCCTGCAGCGGGATGCAGTGAACCGGGCCAATCTGTCGCCGCTGGACGCCTGGCGCGACCAGAGCCTCAAATCCATCGCGGAGGTTCGGGAAGGCTATGAGAGCGTCGCGGCTCGCGGGCTGGATGCGCTGAACGCCGGCATCGTCGACGCAATCATAAATACCCGCGACCTTGGCGAGGTCTTCTCGAACGTCGCGAAGCAGATGATGGCCGACATCGTGTCCATCGGCATCCGTCGCAACCTGACCGAACCGCTCGCCGAGATGCTGTTCGGCGGGGGCGGAGGCGGCGGTGCGAAAGCGGCCGCGCGGGCGGCGAAGGGTACTGGCGGCGGCTCGTCCAACTGGCTGTCGAAAATCTTTTCGGCGGGTCGTTCTTTCCTCGGCTTCTCCGAGGGCGGCTTCACCGGGACGGGGGGCAAGCACGAGCCTGCGGGGCTGGTCCACAAGGGCGAGTACGTCCTTCCCCAGGAGGCGGTCGCCCGCATTGGGCTGGCCCGACTGGAGGCCATGCGGTTCGGCAACCTGCCAGGGTACGCGGAAGGCGGCTTGGTGGGCCTGTCGCTTCCGTCGTTCGCGCCGGCAATAGGGGGACTTGCTGCCGTTGGAGCCGGGCGTTCCGCGGAGCCGATCGTCTTCGACATGCGTGGCGCTTTCGTGCCCGAGACCTTCATGCGCGAAGTCGATCAGAAGGTCGCCGCCGGCGAGGCCCGAGCCTACGGCCGCGCCATGAACGACGCCCCCAAACTCACGATGAGCCAGACGGCCCGGCAGCAGCGCCAGGCGGTCGGACGCCAACGACGCGGTTCGTAGGGAAACTTCATGCCTTTGATACTGCCGATCTCCCCGAGGCCGTCCAAGATGACGCCTCGGCCTGTCTTTGCGCGCAATGAGACCCGGCCGGGTTACGGCGGGCCCGTCGGTCGGAACCTGCGCCCGGGGACGCGCTGGGCTTGGGATTTCGAGTACCCGCCCATGTCGTACGTCGACAGTCTGGCGTTCGACGATCTGCTGACCGAAGACGAGACTATCGTCGCGGACATTCTGCAGCCGGGCCTCGCCATCGGTGATCCCGGCTCGCCCTTGGTCAACGGCGCCATGCAGTCCGGCCGCACCCTGCACCTCAAGGGCGTGGGCCCAGGCTACGTCTTCCGCAAGGGCCAGTGGCTGTCGGTCATCAGCCAGGGCCAGCGCTACGCCTACAAGTCGCGCGCCGCTGCCACGGCGGATGGCTCGGGCAATCTGGCCGTCCCCCTTCGCACGATGATCCGCTACCCGCTGGTCAACAACGCCGTGGTCGAGATCGCCCAGCCCAAGGTGGAGGGGTGGGCCACGCTCGAACAGGACGCCCACGCGATCGACGCCGTGGACCGGCTGGTCCGCCTCCGCTTCACCATCGAGGAGCGTGAATAATGGAGCCGGCAGCCATCGCCGGTCGCTCCGGCAAGGCCCGCTGGCTGGTGCAAATCCTGCGCCTGACCACGGCCGACTTCACCCTGCGCCTGACCACGGGCGGCTTCCTCGTCTGGAACGGCGAACTCTTCACCCAGCGCGACCGAACCTACGGCGTCATCAGCGACCTGCCCACCTTCGAGGACGGCGTCGACGGCCAGACCACGCGCGTGGACATCGGCTTCTATCCGGCCAGCTATGACGCCCTGGTCGCCATGGCCGACCGCAAGCACCAAGACGCCAAGGTCGAGATTTACGACTGCGCCCTCGATCCGGATACGGGCCTGCTGTGGGGCGAACCCGACCTGCTGTTCCAGGGCGAGTACGACTTCGCCCGGTTCATCATCGGCGAGACCGAAGAGCTGATCCTCGAATGCGGGACTGAAGAGGCCCGACTCAACGAGCCGAACGAAGACCGGCGCCTCTCCCATCCCTTCCATCAATCCGTCTGGCCCGGCGAGCTTGGGCTCAGCCACGTCACCGGCCTCGGCCGCAAGATCTACTGGCGGCAGAACGAGCCGCGCGGGTCGATCAGCGGCGGCGGTGGATACGGCGGCGGCGGGGGTGGCGGAAGCTCCAACATTGTGGCGAGCCAAGTATGAGCGACATCGACCACGCGCGCCGCGTGAAAAACCTTCAGCGCCGGATGAAGGCGGCGCAGGCGACCCGCCGGCGGTTCCACGGCCTGTGCCCTACGAGCCGGGCAAGCGGGACTGCCCAAGAATGGCTCTGCACGTCCTCCACGGCCTCGGGATCAAGGTGCCGTTCGCCAAGGGTTTGAAGTGGCGCAACGAGGCCGAGGGCCTGCGCGCGCTGAAGGCCCTGGGCTTCGCCAATCTGATCGAGGCCATCGACAGCCTGGGCTTTGCCCGGATCGCTCCCGCGCGTGCCTTGGCTGGCGATCTGGTCGCGCTGGAGACCGATCACGACGTCGGCTGCATCTCCGTGGCGATGGGCAACAGCAACTATCTGGCCTTCACCGATCACAGCCCGAACGCCGAAGTCCTGACCGGGCTGACGGGGTTCGCGCGGGACGGTCTGGGCTACTGCGCATGGAGGACGCTCGATGGGTAAGGCCCTGAAGACGGCCGGCGCCATCATCGGCGGCGCGGTGCTGATGGCTACGGGCGTCGGGGCCCTGGCCGGCCTGCAGGTCACGGCGATGGGCATCGCCGGCATCGGCACCATGTCTGTGGCGAACCTGCAGCTGATGTCCGCGGGCCTGATGGCCGCCGGGTCGATGCTCGACAAGCCGAAGTCGACGGCCTCGGGCTCGCCCAGCGATTGGACGTCCAACCCTGATCAGGGCATCCCCTTCCTGTTCGGCCGCATGGGCGTGGCCGGGAAGATCGTCCACCGCGACGAGTACGGCCAGGACAACCGCCTGCAGGGCATCGTATCCGTCTACTCAGGCGCCGGACCGGTGAAGTCGTTCCAGGGCTTTACGGCTGACGAACTGCCCGTGTCCTTCGTCTCCAACGGCGGCACGGCTGTCGGGAAGTACAATCGCCAGATGTGGCGGTCGTGGCGGATGGGCGCCCAGCCCGACACCGCTCTGAGCCTCCCGACCGGCCTCGACGGCGGCGCGGTCATGCCGATGTGGGGGCCGCTCTACAAGCTGTCGGGCAAGGCCTGCGACCTGCTGACGCTCCAGCAGGACTCGAAGTTCAGCGTCTACCCGTCTGGCGAGCCGAAGCCGATGCAGGTGCTGGAAGGCGTCTACGGCTACGACCCTCGCTACGACGACAGTTATCCCGGCGGTGCGGGGCCGTGCCGCTACGGCGTGCGCTCGACGTATCGGTACATCGACAACGCCATCATCGCCGCCCTGAACTGGGCGCTCGGCATGGTCGAAAACGGCCAGGTCGTGGGGGGTATCGGCGCGTCGCTGCCGGGCGTGGACCTGCCGGCCTTCGTTGAGGCGGCCAACATCGCCGATGCGAACGCCTGGACTGTCGCGGCGTGGCCCGACACGTCCGAGGACGCCTCGGTCGTTCTGGATGAACTGTTGGAAGCAGGCGGGGCCAAGCGCTCGCGCGTCGCGGGCAAGATCAGCTGCGTCAGCCGCGGCGCGCCGCGTCCGTCCATCGTCACTATCACACGCCGCGACACGGCTGGCGCCATCGAGCTGGACACGGGTGCGAGCCGCTTCAACCGGCTGAACACGATCACGCCAGTGATCATGTCCGAGGCCCACAAGTGGCAGCACGCGCCGATGAACCCGGTGTCGTTCGCGCCGCTTGTAGCCGAGGACGGGGGCAAGCGCAGCGACCAGATCAAGTACCGGTTCGTCCCCAAGGTGAAGCAGGGCGCTGAACTGGCGGCCTACGACATTTTGGACGCGCGCGAGCCTTTCGCGGGGACGATCCCCCTGCTGCCCCACCTGCGCCGTCTGAAACCGGGCGACTGCTTCGACATCGACGAACCGGGCTTCATGCTGGACGGCGTCAAGATGCTGGTGCTGGGCCGGTCCTATGATCCCAAGGCCGGCGAAGTGCGCATCGCTTTCCGCTCGGAAACCGACAGCAAGCACCCGCTGGCGCTCGGCAAGACCACAACCATGCCGGCATACCCCGGTCTGACGGCGCCCGACCCGACAGAAGTATCGCCACCCCAGCCCGGCGACTGGACGATCATCCCCCGTCCTCCGGCGCCCGGCGGCGGCCAGCTTCCTGTCATCGACCTGAGCGGCATCGTCAGAAACGCCACGGCCGACGCCATGCTGATCAACTGGCGCGAGGTGGTGGAGGGCGAAAACCCTGACGCCCAGCCCCCGTTCATGGACGAGCAAGGCGATCTGCTGCCGGGGTGGGTGGACGCTGGCGTCTGGCCTCCGACGACGCGCACCCTGTCCATTCAGGGGCCGCAGCCGGGCGCTCAAATCTGGATCGCCATTCGGTACAAGCGGGGGAACAACGTCTCTCCGGCTGAGCTGGCAGGGCCGATCACGGTAGGCGACCTGATCGCGGGCGGGCTGGCGCCGGATGCGGCCGAGAAGGTGGCCCAAGAGGTTCTTGACCGGGTCGGGGAAATCTCGGGCGACACCGAAGAAAGCCGCAAGGGCGCGGAGCTGACACTCAAGACCATCCTGAACGAGCATCAGGCGCTGGAGGCCGAGGCGCGCGAGCGGCTGGATGCCGACACCGGCGTGCTTAACGAAGCGCGGTCGTTCACCGAAGGCGCTGTCGCGGGCGCCCTGAACCTGGTCTACGTCAAAGCGGAGACGGACGGCCGGATCGCTTCGGCGATGCAGGTGGCGAAGGCCGACACGGATGCGCTGCGCTCCGAGTCGATCTTGCTGTTCTCGACCAAGACCGAGCGCGAGAACGGCGACGCCTCGGCCGTGTTTCAGGCCCGCTCCTATACGGACGCCCTGCGGTCCGACGCTTCGATCACCTACGCCACCCAGGCCGCCATGGGCGCGGGGCTGGCCGCTACCCTGAGCGAGTCCAAGTCGTTCACCAATGGCCAGATCGCCACGTCCATGAACCTCGTCTACACCAAGGCGCAGGTCGACGGGGCGCTGGCGACGACGCTGCAGCAGGCGCGGTCTCATACCGACGCCCTGCGATCCGAGAGCGAATTGACCTACGCCACGAAGGTCGAGCGTTCCAACGGGGACGCTCAGACGCTTCAGCAGGCCAGTTCTTCGCTCGACGATTACAAGTCGCAGGCGGAGATGATCTTCGCTGCGCAGTCCAGTCTGAACGGCGTCTCAGCGACGGCGGCGCTGGCGCTCTCCACTGCCCAGGACGCGACGACCAAGCTCAACGAGGCGCGGGTCAGGGTCATCGCGGCTGCGGGCGGAGGCCAACCAGCTCTGGTCGAGTTGTTCTCGGGCGCTGCGGGCGCCTTTGTGCGACTGGCGGCGGCCCAGATCCTCTTCGGCGACAACACGGTTTTCGACGACGCGACCGACACCATGCGGACAACCATCGGATCGAATATCCGCATCATGGCGTTTGGTGCGCCCTTTGGAGCCGCCGGGAACCTCCTGGAGTGGTGGGGACCAGCGAACATCGCCATCGGGTCAATGACTACGGCAAACGGCTACAACGGACGGATGACGTCGCTGCCTTACGTCTTCGACAACGTTCGCGGCGGCGGCGGAGGCTCCGGCGTTATCGGATGGAGCGGCGTCGGCAGCGCAGCCTCGGCGCCGCCCAAGAACCTCCCGGCCGGGACTTTGCTGAGAGACATGCAGTTCACCGTCGGTGGCGGATCGATCAACAACGCGGCCGGGGTGGGTGTGCTCGTCTACGTCTACGCCGGCGTGACCGTCATCGGCCAGGCGAACCTCTTCATCGAGGCGTCCGGCGACACGCTTCCAGACGGCAGCTGGCAGGCCAGTTACGCCAGCTTCCAGTTGCCGAACATGGCGAGCCCGGCGTCAGGCTCTGTCGGTTTCTCGCTCCAGATCATGAGCGTGACCGGGGGATCGATCGTCCGCCCGATGGAGATGACGGGATCGATCTTCGCTGTCGTCCCCCTCTGACCGCGCCCTGAGCGCCAGCAGTCAGGCCGCGCCGTCGCCCCGGCGCATCGACCATTTCAACCAGGAGCCCCAAATGGCCAAGACCATTGATCCGGCAGCGGACATCCGCGCCGAAGAGCAAACCCTTGCGCGTCGCAAGGCCGAGCATGACGCGGAAAAGCTCACCCGCGCCGCTGAGCTTATCGCCCAGATCGGCCCCATCGCCCGCGAGTTGGGCGTACTGGCCGGGCAGATCGTGGCCCCCTACGTCGGCGATCACCTGACGGCGGTGGCCGGGGACGTGGACCGCGCCCGCATGGCGGTCACCCAGGCGCGGGTGGCGAACGACGCGACCCTGAGCGAGGGCTGATCCGTTGAGCACGTCGTCGCAATGGGCCAATGCGGTCGCCCGCGATATCGGGCGGCTGATCAATGGCGAGATCAGCCAGGAAGACTTCGCGACCGCCATGGCCGTGGCGACGCGCGACTGGACGGTCAGCACGTCGGACATTCAGGAACTGGCGGCGCAGGTCAGCAGCTTCCTGATGCGGCTGCAGAGCTTCATCGTCTGGGACGGCCCGCCGCCCGAGAACATTGGCGGGCTCGGCACCTGGTGCATGAACCGGCTGACCGGGGACATCTACGGCCCGAAGACGGCTGCAGGCTGGGGCGAGCCTGCCTTCTCGCTGGTTGGCCCCAAGGGTGACAAAGGCGATCAGGGCGATACCGGACCCAAAGGCGACAAGGGTGATCAGGGCGTCCAGGGTCCCAAAGGCGATACCGGCGATCAGGGACCGCAAGGCCTGAAGGGCGACCAAGGCGACATCGGCCCCAAGGGAGACACTGGCGAGCGCGGCATTCAGGGCGAGACCGGCCCCAAGGGAGACGCCGGCGACACTGGGCCGAAGGGCGACAAGGGGGACCAAGGCGTCCAGGGGCCGAAGGGCGACAAGGGGGACCGGGGTGACGCCTTCGCCGTCAACGCCCAGGGCGATCTGGCGGGCCGCGACGCCTATGACGCGGAGCCGGTCGGCTTCTCCTACCTCGATGTTGAAAACGGCAACCTCTACTTCCGCGTGGCCCCCTCCGGCTGGTCCACCCCGATCCCGTTCGGAAAGGGCGAGACCGGACCGAAGGGCGACAAGGGCGACCAAGGCTTCCAGGGTCCGAAGGGCGATCAAGGCGACCGGGGCGAAACCGGCCCCAAGGGGGACAAAGGCGACAAAGGCGACAAGGGCGACCAAGGCGACGAGGGTCCTCAAGGTCCTCCAGGTGACACCGCACAGGTTGTATTCGCCACGGTGGCCGAGGTTCGCGCGGGGAACGTGGACGGCAAGATCATCCCGCCGAAGGTGATGGCGGATGCGCTGGCGCCGGTCGTCATCGCTCGCGCTGCGGCGGCGGCAGGGATGAACTTCGACAGCTTCATTAACTGCAACATCCCGCTCGACGCCAATGTCACGCTGGGAGCGCCCAGCGGGGGCTACCCCGGCAAGAGCGGCTTCATCACCCTGTCTCAGAACAGCACGGGCGGATGGCTCGCGGCTCTTCCGTCGCAATACGTCCTGCCCGATGGAGGGATCACCCAGAAGACCACGGCAAACGGCAAGACGCGCATCCCCTATGTCATGGGTGGATCGCTTGAAGTCGTCCTGTGGCCGACAACGAAGTGGGCGTGACCGATGTTTCTTCCTAATCCGGGGGTGCTGGCGGCGGGGGCTGGCGGTCCTGCGAACTGGCAGGCGCTCTACGAAGAGACGTTTGACGAGGTTAACAGCTACTACAACGCGGTGATCCCCGCAGGTTTCTCGTCGGTGTCAATGGTCGCTATCGGCATGGGGGAGTGGCTGCAAGAGGGACACAGCCTGACGCGCGGGGGCCGCGGGGGCGATCTGCGATACGTCAATGACGTGCCGGTCAATCCCGCGGGTGAGACTTTGCGCGTGGTTTTCAGCGCCGACGGTTATTGCGGCGTCACGCGGTTGGATACCACAGTGTTGGTGAGGGCCGCTTATGGCCGCGTCAGTTCGGCGTTTAGCCAAGGAACAGGGTTTAACGGCGGGGTGTCTAGCGGCTCTTCCACGCAAAGCCGCCCAGGCGGCGGCGCGGGCGGCTATACGTCCAACGGCACGTCCTCAAACACGAACATATGGAGAGGCGGGCAAGGTTCCGACCCATACGGCCGTCGTCTGACAGGGAGCGGAGTGAGAGCCAGCAACGCGACGGACGGTGAGGACTACGGCGGCGGCGGCGGCAAAGTGTTTGGCGACACCCGAGGGGGCATCGGCGGCAAAGCCTGCGTTCGGATCATCGCTGGCCCTGGTCGCGCTTTCCCTAACACATTGACCGAGGACATGAGCTGATGTGGACCCTGAACGGACAACCCGCGCCCCGCGATCCCTCGTCAGGCTGGCTGATCATCAACGACGTGCAGTATCCGCCCGACTGGCCGCATGACGACCTGATCGCGCTGGGGCTGGAATGGGTCGAACCCGAGACGCCCGCTCCAACTGCCGAGGACATCTGCCGCCAGATCGACGCAGAGCGGGACCGACGCACGGCTCTGGACTTCGCCTATGACTTCGGGGCGACCCCGGCCTTGGACGACAGCGGCGCCCAGATCGCAGCGGGCGAGCGCCTGTTGCAGATGCGGCCCGAGGATCAACGCAACTGGCAGGCCCTGCAAGGCGCGGCGCTGACGGCCATCGTGTCGGGCGCGCCGGACACCACGCTGCCCATGCGCGCCGAGGACAACTGGAACATCCAGACCACGGCGGCGCAGGTGCTCCAGGTGCTGGCGGCGATGACGGCCCACGGCGCGGACCTGCTGTTCCACGGCGGGGCGCTGAAGTCGCAGGTGCGCGCGGCGGCCGATCCGACCTCTGTCGACTGGATGACCGGCTGGCCCGGCGATGTTTGACCGCCTGATCCTCGAAGTCGGCCTGATCGCGGGCCTGATCCTGCTGGCGGTGTTCGCCGCTGGCGTTGCGACCGGGCGACTGACCCGGCGCTGACGAACCCGGTTCGTCCCCTGAAGCCCGCGCCCTGAGCGTCGGCTGCCTCTCACCTATGGCCGACATTCTTGGAGGGGCGGATGCTCGACCCGAGGGATTTCCCCGCGTTCTGGGGCCTGTGCGGCGG